ACGATGGTGATCGAGCGGATCCGGCAGTTTTACGACATGCCGAGGCAATTCCGCATCACGGGCCGTCAGGGACAGGAGAGCTTCGTCAGCTTCAGCAATCAGAGACTGCAGGCACAGCCGCTGGGCATGGACTTCGGCGTGGACATGGGATACCGCCTGCCGGCCTTTGATATCGACGTGAGGGCACAGAGGGAGACCAGCTACACTAAGGCGGCACAGAACGAACTGGCGATTCAGCTGTATCAGCTGGGCTTCTTCAACCCGCAGATGGCCGATCAGGCGGTGATGGTGCTGGACATGATGGACTTCAAGGGCAAAGAGGAAATTGCGCAGAAGATCCAGCAGATGGGCACCATGGCGATGGCGCTGCAGCAGATCGGCTCCATTGCGGCTCAGATGGCCATGCAGCTGGGAGACCAGCAGAGCGCGGCGATGATCCAGCAGATCGCCATGACGGCAGCCGGCGGAGGCTCCGCAGCGGCGATGCAGGGAATGCCGCAGGGCTTCGCGATGCCCGAGGGCGAGGCCACGGAAGGCAACATCGAGCAGGAGGAGCATCCCTTTGTGGAGCGCGCCCGCCAGCGCAGTGAGGAGGCGACAAAGCCGCAATGATCAAGATTCTTGCAAGCTTGGGAACCAAAGAGGCATTCATGATCAGTGCACAGGGCCACGCCCAGGCGGCCCGGAACGAAAACGACCATGATCTGGTGTGCTGCGCGGTATCGACCCTGCTGGGGACGCTGGCAAATTCCTGCGCATGGGTGGGTGACGTGAACGTCAACTATCAGACCAGCAGCGGCAACGGGCTGGTGACGGTGACCAACATCTCAGATGATCTGTGGGGGGAGATCGCAAGCCGGTTCCGCATGGCGATGGACGGGCTGGAGGTGCTCAGGGAGCAATACCCTGAGAGCCTCAAGATCTCCATGGAATAAAATTTTCACAAGGCGAAAGAAAGCTGCGTTTTGCGGCTCTCATTCGCCTTTTTGATTTGCTACGATAACGGTGTAATCCGCGATTTCTGCACGCGGCGGCCCCCCGACGTTACAGGGAGAAAGGAGAAAACCATGCAGGAAACGATGATTTGGAAGCTGGACTTGAAGCTGTTTGACGACGGCGGCGCGGGAGCTGCAGGCGGCGCTGAAGGCGGAGCGGAAGGTACGGCAGAGGGCGTAAAGCAGGAGCTCCCCTCCCCTGTAAATCAGCGGCGGAAGGCGGACAAATTCGCCAATGTGATCTTCGGCAAGGTCGAGGATGCACAGCCCGCCGAGGCGGCACAGGCCGCAGAGCCCACCGAGGAAGAATGGAAGGCCGCAAAGGAGAAGTACCGGAGCTTCTACGAACGCGACACCTCCTCCTTCGTACAGGACAGGCTCAAGAGCTCCAAGCAGGCAGAGGCGAACCTTGCCAAGCTGGCCCCCATCCTTCAGGATCTGGGGCAGAAGTACGGCAAGGACGCAGGCGACATTGACGGCATCCTTGCCGCGAGGGCGAGTGACGACTCGCTCTACGAGGAAGCAGCCGCCAAGGAAGGCGTGTCGGTGGAGATCTACAAGCAGCTCAAAAGCTTTCGTGATGAGAAGGCTGCGCAGGAAGCCCAGGCGCAGCGCGACGCATTCGACAAGCACATCCAGGGGCTGATCACCACCTTCGAGAGCGACGTGAAGCCGCTGTTTCCCGGGGCGGATCTGAGGACGGAGATGCAAAATCCCATGTTCCAGCGCCTGACGAGCCCGGATATTGGCATGAGCGTCAAGGACGCATACTTCGCCATTCATTCCAGCGAGATTCAGGCACAGGGCATGCAGGTGGCAGCGCAGAAGGCACAGGAAAAGCTGAGCCAGAGCATGCAGAGCAACGCCCGCAGACCCGCCGAGAACGGAATGACCCCCGCGCCCCAGGCACGGCAAGTCCGAAGCGATCCGCGTCAGTGGTCGAAGGAAGAGCGTGCAGAGGTGAGACGCCGCGTGATGAGCGGTGAACGCATCGTGCTGTAAGCAAGCCCCTCCTGCGTGGCATGCAGGCCCCCTGCGGGCTGACATGACAGGAGGAAGAACCATGAAGAAGATCTTTTACTGGCTGAACCTTCAGCTCTTTGCTGAGGCCGGCACCGTGACCAACACCACCACTGGCACCGTCAACGCCTACACCGGCCAGGCGACCACCAGTGACAACATGAGCGTTGAGCTCAAGAGCTACTATGAGACCGCCGTGCTGGAGAATTCCCGTGAGAAGCGGATTTTCTTCCAGCTGGGCATGAAGCAGAACCTGCCCAAGCGCCACGGCAAGTCCGTCGAACTGCGCAAGTTTGACAAGCTGCCCGAGGCGGAGAGGCTGCAGGAAGCCGTCATCCCCGAGGGCGCTGTGCTCCGCGCAAGCGCGATCAACATCCCCATCGACCAGTACGGCCGCTACGTGACCATCTCCGATATCCTGGACATGCGCGCCATCGATCCCGTCGCGCTGCATGCGGCTGAGGAGGTTGGCTGGGCCGGCCAGCTGAAGTACGAGAAGCTGATCCGCACTGTGCTGCAGGGCACTGCGAACGTGCTTTTCGCCGATGCGATGACCGCTGACGGCGATTACGTTTCCACCCCCACCACCCGCGCGGAGCTGGCTGAGGCCGCTTCCAACGTGGCATTCCTGACCCCCCGCATGGTCAACAAGGCCGTCACCATCCTGAAGAAGGCCAACGCCCCCGCCTACCAGGGCGGCAAGTATCTGGCTGTCGTCCACCCCAGCGTTGCCGAGGACCTGCGAAACTCCAAGGGCTGGATTGAGGCCCACCAGTACGCCCACCCCGAGGAGATCTACAACGGCGAGATCGGCGAGTTGCATGGCGTAAGATTTGTGGAGTCTACACTCAGCCCGATCGTCATGCAGGACGGCGTGGCTGTGTACCAGACCTTCTTCTTCGGCCGTGACGCATTCGCTGTCATCGATCCCGAGGGCGGCGGCATGGAGACCATCATCAAGAGCCGCGATCAGGTGGGCGGCCCCCTGAACCAGTTCTCCACTGTGGGTGTGAAGTTCGAGATGGGCGCCGGCATTGTCTACCCCGAGCGCATGCTGGCGCTGGAGAGCCTGTCCAGCTACTCTGATCTGGATCAGGCCAACTAAGGAGGATAATCCATGGCTGTAAAATCCAATGGTACCCCGGCAACCAAGGTGAACCCCTTCGCGGAAATGGTGCCGATCTATCTTGACCGTTCCCTTGGCGGCGACGCCAACTACGTGTACGCGGGCGTCAACGGCCACGTGTACCAGGTCCCTGTGGGCATGGACATCGAGGTGCCCAAGCCCATCTACGAGGTGCTGCAGCGCCTGAAGGTATCAATCCGCAAGCTGGACGGAGAGCGCGCACAGATCGCGAAGGAAAACCGCGAGAACATGAAGCTCAACGTCTGACAAGACCCGCAAGGGGGAGGGCAAGCCCCTCCCCCTTTTTGAACGGAGGAATACGATGACAATTCAGACGATCCTTGACAAGATTGACGATATGAAAGCGAACACGATCCCGGCCCACGACAAGCTTGCCTGGCTGTCTGAATTGGACGCGAAGGTATACCGCGAGGTCTACATGACCCATGAGGGCATGCCGGCGGGGATCGTGTTTGAGGGATACGACATGGGAACGGATCCTTCCACGCCGCTGCTGATCCCGGACGGATACAGCGACGTGTATGTTCACTACCTGTCCGCTGAGATTGACAATGTACAGCGGGAGACGGGCGAGTACACCAAGAACAAGATCCGCTTCAACAACTCCTGGCAGACCTTCTGCGATTACTGGACGCGCACCCACATGCCCCGGCCTGTGGTGACGCAGTTCCGGCTGTGAGGTGACAGCATGAGAGCACTGCCTGATATCCCGACATGGGAGAATGCGACCCTCAACACCACGGTGTTTCAGGGGCTGAACCGTGGGCTTTCCATCGGCGATGGAGAGATGGCGGACATGAAAAACATGTGCAGCGACAGCTACCCGGTGCTGTCCACCCGCAGGCCCCGCATGATGCCCGTGTTCGATTATTCGGCGGACGTGATCGTTCGCCACGGCGGCGACGTGGTGGGCATGCTGGGTACGGACCGGCTGATTGCATGCGTGCGTGACCTCCATGCAGATGTGGTGGAGGTTTACATGGACGGGCAGCTGCAGCCCATCACCCTGTCAGGTGAAACGCACATGCTGCCCAAGCACATGGTGAGCATGGGCGCCTATGTATGCATCTGGCCGGATAAAAAGTACTTCAACGTGACCAACCCGGGCGACTACGGCGACATGGGCAGACGGTGGGCGGCGGAGGCGGAGAGCGTCATCACCGCGATGATGTGCCGCAAGGACGGCACCAACTACGACATGGAGGCCATCACTGTCTCCGACACGGCCCCGGCAGAGCCGGAGGATAAGCAATTCTGGCTGGACACCTCCGGCGAGAACGATGTGCTCAAGCAGTACAGCGCGATGTACGCAGAGTGGGTACAGGTGGCGACCACCTACATCAAGATCCAGGCCACGGGCATTGGCAAGGGGCTGAAGGAGGGCGATGTGATCCATCTGAGCGGCGTGCGGGCAGCAAACGCAGCGGCACTGCTGGCGGAGGAAGGAACGGAGACGCTGACATTCACGACACCGGACTTCTACCTGAACTCGTCCTTCTCCACCACCCATCAGGGCGGCACGAACTGGGTGAGCACCACGGCAAGCGTCAAGACCAACACGGTCACCTTCAACGTGGAGGGGATCCCCGAGGGAGCAGCGGTCAAAAGCGCCAAGCTGACCTTCACGACATCCGGCAGCTCATACGGAGCAAAGCAGCTGACGATGAACGGCGTGAAATGCTACGAGGCTCAGGAGAACGTGGTGGACGTGGAGGTGACCGGGAACGGCGAGGTCAACTGCAAGTTTGTGTTCCAGTCCAACAACAGCGCAACCGTCAGCGGATCCCACAGCGGCACGGTCAACTTCCGCAACATCGTCCTGACGGTGGAATACGCCGTGACCGGTGGAGGAGAGGACACCAGCGATGCGGACAAGGAGCAGCTGGAGGCCCTCAACACCACCAACCACATCTACGGCTGCGGAGATGACTACATCATCGTGGCGGGGCTCCTGCACGGTGTGCAGACGCTGGCCACAAGTCTGGTGGCAGAGCTGAAGATCCCCGATCTGGACTACATCTGCGAGGCGAACAACCGCCTGTGGGGATGCTCCTACGCAGAGGTGGACGGAACGCTGACCAACGAGATCCGCTGCTGCGCGCTGGGCGACTTCCGCAACTGGTACCGCTTTGAGGGCACCAGCATGGACAGCTACGTCATGTCTGTCGGTTCTGACGGACCATTTACAGGCGCATTCAGCCTGCAGGGCGTGCCGCTGATCTGGAAGGAAGGGTACCTGCACAAGATCTCCGGCACCCAGCCGAGCAACTTCACGCTGAATACCATCCGCTGCAGAGGCGTGCAGGAGGGCTCCTGGCGATCCCTGGCGGCGGTCAATGAGACGCTGTTTTACAAGGCCCGCAATGATGTGATGGCCTATGACGGCGCGGCCCCCTACTCCGTGAGTGAAAAGCTGGGGACGGACCGTTACTACGAGGCCGTGGGCGGCGCTTATCGGGACAAGTACTACATCTCCATGCGAAATGATGACATGGTATACGGCACCTACGTTCTGGACACAG